CAGGTGGTTTGCCAGCAGGGTAATAAACGACAGGACGAACTTTCTTGATCCTGAATTTCTCAAGATGGCCGAGGGAATGTGGCCGAAGGCTGTCCGCGACCAGGAAATCAACTGTGCCAGAATCACCGATGAGGAAATGGTCTTAATTACCTCTCGAATGATAGAGGACTTGAAGGGTTACCACATCCACCCCACAAAGACACGGCACATTATTTCCTGCGATCCCTCGCTCGGCGGCGATGCCTGCCCGATACATTATATCCGCAATGGGCGTATCGAAGACAAGCTCATCCTGCATGAGCGCAATCCGATGATAATCACCGGCCACATCATAGCAATGGGCACCAAGCATAAATGCGAGGACTATATCGTTGACGCCACAGGCATTACGGTAGGCAAGGCAATTGTCGCCCGAATGAAGGAGCAGGGCCATACAAGGGTATATGGTTTCGAGTCCGCCGGCAAGGCCCAGGATGATAAGCGGTTTTACAACAGGAGGGCGGAGATAGCTTGGTATGTAGCCGAACAGATTGACGCCCATCAAATCCCGTACATAGAGGACAAAGACACACGAGAAGACCTTACTGTGGAACACTACAGAGTCAGTGATTCGAGGGGGCGTCTGATTTTAGAGCCGAAAGAGGACACCAAGAAAAGATTAGGGAGAAGCCCCGATGATGGTGATGCTTTCAAAATGGGCGTCTGGCGACTTCAGTACGTCGAAGCCCTTCAGGACAGAAGAAGGCGCAAGCGAGACCGATGGGACCCGAAGCCGGCAAGAGTTTCGGCAATGAGTGGATAGAGATATGCCCCTTAAAAAAGGCAAAACCCAGAAAACGATAAACGAGAACATTCGGGAAATGGTTGACGCAGGCCACCCGCAAGAACAAGCGGTTGCAGCCGCTCTCGATACGGCAAGGAAAAGTGGGGCGAAAATCCCCAGGAAAGGAAGACGTAATGGCACGAAAAAAGGAAACTGAAGCCCCACAAACGCAAACACTGAATGTTTGCGGACGTTTTGTTCCAGTTGTGATGGGCAATGAAAGGACTGAAAATGGCAAAGGCAAAGACAAAGGCAAAGACAAAGGCAAAAGTAAGCTTTCCCAACGTAAACCCCCCAGCGCTGAGTGAACGCAATGCACCGAAGAAACCGACTACTTTGAGGGTGTGCGGTAACGTCATCCCCGTAATCGATGGGAAGGCGGCGGAGTCAGACCCCAAGAAATTGAGGCGCAGGGCTCAACAAGCGGCCCGGCGGCGTGGTGTAGATATTGACGAGACAAGGATATGACAGAAACAAGTCGAATAACCAAGTTGCAGGAGTGGCGGCGAGAAGACTTCTCCGAGAGCGACCCGTGGCGCAAACGTGCTATGGAAAGCTATCGGTTCTATACGGCGATTCGCCAGTGGGACCAGGCCGACCTTGACAAACTTAATAATGAGGACAGGCCGCACTTGACAATTCCCTTGATAGCCCCGGTCGTCAATACGCTCGTAGGCCATCAGATTGATAATGAGCAGCAATTCAGGTTATATCCTCGCAGGAACGGCTCGCGGGCGGTTGCGGCGTTAGGCACAGAGTTATTGAAGCACACCCTCGATGATTGTGACGGTTTAGACCATTTCACAGAGATATTCCAGGATGGTCTTATCGGCGCTATCGGAGTCATTGGGATTGAGAAACAGAGGTTGCGGGACAAGATAAACGGTGAGCTTATTATTCGCAAGAAATCGCCGTTTTCTGTTCTTTTCGACCAGAACGCCAGCGAATACGATTTCAATGAGAGCGGCAGGCGGGTCTTTGAAGAACAGTGGCTGACCGCCGAGGAAATCAAGCTGGGTTACAACAAGGCCGTCAAGGACATTCAGGAGGCCACTGCTTCCCCGAGGTTCAATGAAGAAAAAATGTCAAGCGATGACGATTATGCTGAATCCAGAAATGCCCCTGCGAAAAGAAAGGACCAGTACCTTGTCAATAAGGCGTATTGGCGGGAATGGGTAAAGAACGTTTACCTGGTTGACCTTTCCACCTGGTCAACCCGGTTATTGGCCGGCGCCAAAATGATTGAACTTGCCAAAAGAGCAGTTGAGGCACACAAGGCCCAGGCCGCGGAGTTGGGAATAGGGCCACGCCTGAGAATTATCGAACGTGCGGGCTGGATGCTTTACAAGACGCATTTTGTCGGCGAGATGGAGCTTCAGCATGTAAAGGACCCGTGGAACGGCATTATGGATTTTCCGCTAATTCCGTTCTATCCGTATTGGGCCGATGGCTACCCGATGGGGGTGGTTGATAACCTCAAGGACCAGCAGCGAGAATTGAACAAGCGAATAAGTCAGGAGCTGCATATCCTCAATACAACGGCAAATGCCGGATGGATAATCGGTGATGGTGGTGACGCAGAGGCGGTAGAAGACTTGAAAGAACGTGGGGCGAAAAGCGGGTTTGTCCTCGACAGAAGCAAATTTGGGGGTTTTGTGGAGAAAATAAAACCCAACACTTTACCGGTCGGTCATGCCCAAATGGCCGAGCAGCACGAAAAGTACATTGACAAGAGTTCCGGGGTGGATCCGAACCTGCGTGGCGCAAAGATGGGTGATGAAAGCGGTAAGGCGATAACGGCTCGCTTTGCGGCGGGGATGACGGTATCGGCGATAGTTCACAAGAACTTCCGCAGGACGCAAAAAACGGCTGCGAGGTTCCTATGGGACGTAATTCGGCAGAAAGATGAAAGTGGGGAGAGCACGGTCTATTCCGATAAGGAGATAGAATCAATCGTTCAGGAAGCGAGCTTGCAGGAGTTCATGAGGGTTGACGAGATGGGCCAGCAGGTAATTGATTTGAGTCCGTTTCGCCAGGAGGACATCGGCAATTACGGTATCAAGGTATCCACCAGTCCGAATACACCGACTATCAGGGCGGAGAACCTGGAAATGTTATTGAAGATAGCAGAGGTTTACGGCAGGCTCTACGGTCAGCCGATAATCCCACCGGAGTTCATAATTGAGCTGACCGATATCCAGCGCAAAGAAGAATTAGTGGAACGACTAAAACAGATACAACCAGTGCAGCAAGGAGTGGCGTAATGAACTGTAACGAATGTATATGGCAGTCCGAAGAAACGGGCACTTGTATGAACGACAAGGTTGATATAGTCGGTGAAGAAAACTGCAAGGGCTTCGAGCAAAAGACCCCGCAGCTCAAGCCGGAGGATGCGTTCAAGGCTCTCTATATGCTGATTTACAGTCTCGGCGGCGAAGTATCCATACCAAAGGCCAGTTTCGGCAAGATGACGGATGACATGAAGATACTGCCGAGTTACGACCAGGAGAGCAAGCGGTTCGTTCTGGAAACGTCATTCAAGCCGCCCGAGATAAAAAGGGCAAGAGGGATTATAAAACCGAAAAGGAAATTGTTTATACCGTAAAATCTCGGGTTTGACCTCGGCAGAGGACAACGCAAGAAAAGAAAGGGCAGTATTGGTGCCAATACCATCAATGCTGCCTTTTTCTTTTGCCCGCAAATAGTGTGGCGGCGTAAGCCGTACCCTCGGACACGGGAGATAGTGTCTGTAGCCCTCCCACGTGGGAAATAACGTGGGATTACCCCTGCAACGGGAAATAGTTGCAAGAAGGAGTCCAATTATGGCAGAGGAACAAAACACAGATTTGGAAGAACAGCCGGAAGGCACAGAAAGCCCGGATAAGACCGACGGCACTGTTTCAGAGCAGGAAGCCGTTGACGAAGCAATCAAGGATGCCGAACCCAAGACTTACACTGAGGAGCAGTTCAGCGGCTTGCTGAGAGACAAGCAATTAGCGGAGTCAACCCGGCAGCAGGCAGTAGCGGAAGCTGCTGCGGCCAGAGAGTTCAGCGAGCAGCTCCGCAGGGACCTTGAAGAAGCGAGAAAGCCCAAAGAGACTGAACTATCCGAAGAAGATGCTCTTGAGGGCGTGACAAGGGGTGAACTGCACCAATTCGGCAAAAACCTTGTAGAGAATGTCACGAAGGCTATCTCAAGACAACGGGAGACGGACAAGGCAGCAACATTGAAAGAGCGGCGAGCACAGGATGCAACAAACCTGAAAAAAACCCACAATGTCAAAACTATGGGGCAGGGCCTTGACGCCCAGACCGTAATTGACGAAGGGGCATCGTATCTTCAGATGAACCATCCAACGCTTTTTAAGGCCGCTATGGAAGGCCCAAACGCTGCGTCTGAGCTATACAAGCTCTGCACGACCTTCGTGCCGGACATAATCAAGCGGGTCGCGGTAAGGAACAACGCCCACCTCGCCATAAAATTGGACGAATCAGATGGAACCCCGCCATCAGGTTCAAGCCCGTCTGCAACACCAGGAGAGAGTCTCCTGGAAGGTATTCTGCTCGGTTCTGTTACAGAGGCGGACTGCAACAAGATGATTTTGGGGGCTCAAACGTAAATGTAACTTAATTGAAGGGAAATAACTATGAACAAGCATTTTTTAGGAATCCATAACAAACTTGCCCTTATGGAAGGGCCAGTATGGGGAATTTTCTCAATCTACACGCGATTTGCAAAGACAGCTTTTGCAAGTAGTGACGCATTGACGGTCGAACATTGGGCTGCAGTAACTTTCCAGTACGGATACTTCAAGAACTATTTCAACAGGTTCGTGGGAAAGACTGTCACCAGCAAAAAAGGCGTTATGATTGAGACTTCTGATAACGCTATGATTACCAAGAAGACGGAGTTTCAGAAGAACAAGAAGGGCGATAAGGTCACTTACGCCTTAATCACTCCCTTAATCGGCGAAGGTGTTATTGACGATGAGCGGCTCGAAGACAACGAAGAAGCGCTCACATCGCACGATTTCTCAATTACCCTGCGGCGCAGGCGTCACGCAACGCGCAGTGAGGGTAAGATGAGCGACCGCCGCCCGGCCTTTGACGTTAAGTCGAAATCGAGGGGCGTTCTGGGTATGTGGCTGGCCCGGATTCATGACAGGGATATGATTGCCGTTCTGAGTGGTGTAGCCAACAGTGTCGGCACAATATCGGCAGCCGAACCCACGTCAACCCGGCGCTGGATGGGCGGCCAAACCGCCGCCGGTACTGTTTATAACGTGGCCTCAGACCTTTTAATCAACAGCACTACGAACCATCTTTTCGGTGAAAAGGTCATTGAGCACGTAAGGCGTCTCGCCACCGTGAACGAGCCTGTCCTCAGGCCGATTGTGATTAACGGTGAAGACTATTACATTATGTTCATTCACCCGTACCAGGCTAAGGCGCTTCGTGCTTCTACTGATTACAAGGCCGCGCTGCAAAACGCCGAGGTCCGTGGCAAGGGAAATCCCCTCTTTACAGGGGCCATGGGGGTGTGGGACGGCGTGATTGTTCACGTCATTCCCTGGATAGAGACCCGGCTCGGTGCTGCGACACAAAGTGAGCCCAGCGAATACTTCGAGTCCGACGACATCCTCACAAACCTCAAGTATGTTGGACGAGCATTGTTCTGTGGCGCCCAGGCGGCAGTAGTCGCTTACGGCGGATATCCTGAGTGGGTAGAGAAGAAGTTCGACTACGAGAATGAATGGGGTATCGCCCTGAGCCTGTTCTATGTTACGGCCAAGACCAAGTTCAACAGTCTGGATTATGGCGTGATCGCCGTCGATACCATAATGGTAGCCGACTGAGAAATTGTTTTGTTGATTGATTTTTGAAACTCTTTTTAGGGAGTAAAGAAATGAAGAAATTAGTAATAGCAGCGATGCTGGCCGTGTTAATTTTAACTGCGCCGGTATTCGGTGCCTACGGGCGCAGGGCGTACCTTATCTCTATTGTGGACGTTCTGCATGAGAAAAACACCGAGGTGACCAGCATTACGGTCAATATCGCAGGAAGTACCGCGGCGACCATCTATGCGAACGCCCATACCACGACAGCCGCGACAAATCCCATCGTTGACAGCTCAACGGTGACGGACATTACCACTTTGACCGATGGGTACATCACGTTCTGGTATGCGGGCGCCACCTGCGATATTATACTGAGCGATGGCACATATACCAAGACCCACAGTGCCGTAACTCCCCAGAACACCCGGCTCATGTACGATTCCCATTTGTATAGCGCAATGACCGAGTGGGAGTTGCTCGATGACGAAAGTATATCGTTTGGCACGCACGATGACTGGGTGGCCCAAAGCGCAGTAGCCACCATATTGACCTGGACGCCCCTTGCCAACGATTCTGCATTCAACATTGGCACTACGGGAGCTGTGTCTGATTTAGGTTTGTACGGCGACACTCCGACTGCCGACTTGATATGGGA